ACAGGATTCGAACCTGCGACCTCTTGATCCCAAATCAAGCGCTCTAGCCAAGCTGAGCCACACCCCGTAAGTGTTATGCAATTTCACAACTCATAACGAAAATATATTACCATACTTTATTATGTTTGTCAATCCTTAAAAGAACTGCGGATGACAGGAGTTGAACCTGCACGTCATAGACACTAGAACCTAAATCTAGCGCGTCTGCCAATTCCGCCACATCCGCATAGTGAGCGTGCGGGGATTCGAACCCCGGACAACTTGATTAAAAGTCAAGGGGTCAAAATGCTCTCAAACCGCATAAACTCAATTGTCTTTAATTTTGGTTGGAACGAAAATGGAACATTTCGTAACCAACGTTGATTATAATATCACATCATTTTCGACATTGCAAGCATTATTTTTAAATTTTTATGTAAGTTGCTGAACAATACCCTGTCTTACCGTTGATAGGGTATTTAACTTTATGCCACTTGCTACCTTTTTTAAGAATCCGTACCGTTGAGCCTTTAGGCATTGTGCAAACAATCTTAGATTTTGTACTAGCACTCTTTCTAAGGATAAGCGGGTCACTTTTTGTAACGACTTTTCCATATACTCCTGCTTTCTTTGTTTTTTTCGCTGTGGTGCCTGCAATGTCTGATTTAAATTTGTTCCATCCCTTGTTATTCTTTCCAATCCATGGGTCTGGACAGTCCTTGCCGTTAACATCCCAGTGTCGGATAACGTGATCTGCATCAATGTTATACTTTTTCATGTAGTATGTAACTAGCCACACTAAATCCTTGTACACATCTGCCGGTACACCACCTACGCAATTGCACATTTCAATGCTTAAGCTGTTTGCATTTGTAGCAACCTTGTATTTGCTACCTGCACCATTTTTTAAAGTATAACATCCACCTACTGCCCATGCTACTCTCTTAAGAGATACAGATTTATATACAACTCCACTACCATCAATAAAACAATGAGCAGAAGCGTGTCTGTTTGGTCCTTGAAAATATTTGCAGTTATTTAAGGCTGTATCTCCTTTGTTTCCTGTAAAATGCACAACGATATATTTAATATCACTTAGCTTTCTAGTTCCGCCGTAATTGGAACTATGAGCAAATTTGTTGATAAATTTCATTTTATTCCACCTCTTTGTGTGTATTTTCTGTTAAGTCAACAGGTCCTTGATAATCTGGGTCTACTGCCTGTCCTAATTCTTCATAAGACATTGCGTTGACACTATCCCCGATTCCCTTTGTTGTTGGGTCCACCAATACCCCGACAGCCACTAAGATATTAAGGATGATACCTACAAGCTGTGATACTGCATCCTGTGCTATTGGTGCTGTGATACCTAAGATTCCAAGAATCTGGTAGATGAATGCAATTAAGGCAGAAGCCAATGCTACTAATGTTGCTTTATTCTTGAAACGTAATTTAAGATTCATAGTTTCTCCTTTCACTATATGTAAAAATATGTTATTATGTTTCCAAATCATTTATTGTAATTGTTTTCATCATATAAACCCTATTACCCTGTTACCCATGTAGCAAATACGTTAAGCCACGCACCTGTTTTAATAGTTATGCCTTGTGATTGATTTGTTCCATATCTTTCAACTTTACATATCCCTGTCGTTCTGACAGTAAGTAAAAACCTGTTAAGTCCACTTCCTTGACATAAGAAACGACTTTCCTGTGATGGTGCAAATTTTTTATCAAACGTTAAAATACTATCGTGTGTAGACCATGCCGTATTATTTTTTAACGTTCCCTGCAAAAATACAATATTTCCAATTTTCCGTACTCTTGCGTTTGAATTACTTGTGTATGGAACGATGCCATTTCCATATTTACACTCAATCCATCCTGTGTCCTTTATAATGTCTTGCATTTTGTTTATATTTTCGGACAAATTCCCAATATTTGTTGTTATATCTTCAATTTGAAGTCTCTTTTTCAAATACTCTGAAAGATTTGAAACCTTTACTTTTTTTGCATCATTCCCGCCGATGATTAAATATACATCATCCGTGGGAATTTCCTGCTCTGGCAAATCATTAATTAATATAAGAGGTACATTAACCGCCATAATATCACTCCTTAATCATTCAGTTTATTATCTTTGATAAAGTCTCTAATAGCTTTAATATGTTCCCTCAGTTCATCGTCAACAACGTAAAAATTGCCCTTATTATTTCGGCTGATTGGTTCTCCTGTGCTATCGTTAATATCGTTGTATGTATAAGTCACTCTGTCTCCACCGTCAATGTTTAATACCATAAAACTGCTAAGTTGTTTCATTTAACATTTCCTCCCGTTCTTCAATTAAAGAATTGATTTCGTCAATATATTCTTGCTCATAGTCTATCTCTTCTTTTTCTTCGTGGTTATATTCTTCCAATCGTTCAAATTCGTAATCTCTTTGAACAACTTTAAGTTCCCACGAAAACTTAAGATTTTCTGTACCATTTACTAAAAAGTAAGTAGGTGTTTTTTCTTCTATCCATAAATCGCCTTTACCCTCTTTCTGCAAAAAAACTTGATATTCAACATCTGTATTGACAGTCTCTTGGAACACATCATCTATATCTATATAGCATTTTCCTGTTTCGTCAGTCTGTGCCGTTCCGATGTCTCCAAACATTGGTGTTGGTGTTTCATAACAATATTGCAGTCGTTTGTTATAATTTTCTGTTTGAATTATTCTGCTTTTACTTCCTGTTGTAGATATTTCTGTAGGTGTTATTATGGATACCTTTTTCATAAATCCAGTTTGCACAGATATTTCGTTGTAGTTCATGTAAGCAACATTATCTAATTGACCTGGCATCCATGTTGCCATTCCTTTACTGTTATTTTTCATAACAGCTAAACCATTCTCCCCGCAAAAACTAGTTTTACCAGAACCATCATTATTTGAAGAAATTTGTAATCCAGAAAACAAAGTTGGTTCTATACTTATCAGTCCATTTCCAACAAATGGATATCCATAACAGGCAATTTTCAAGCCAGACCAATCAATTTTCAAAGATTCTTTAGAATCAGAAGTATAACCAACAATAGTATCTAAAACATCTTTCAATATAATTTTAGAACCCCTAATTGTTCCTTTTGATATATCAAGCCCATCTTTATTCCATTGTCCTACTAATGTATTGCTTGCATCATACATTTTCAGTTCGCCATTGGCATTATCCAATCCACCTAACGATAATGCTCCACCTCTTGCATATGTAAAGTTGATATACAGTTTTCCGTCAGACCCACGATAAATACCTTGCCATGCTCCGTCATTGGTTAGAAGATTAAAGATTTCTTCATGTGTCAACGCATCAACATCTATTGCAACAGGAATTGTCTCAATGTCAAGAACCTCTGTAAATCCACCTGCCGCATACATCGTACATCTAAGTGCTGCTACATCTCGAGGGATACCGATTGCTTTATTGCTTGCTGCTTGAATCGCTCCGCCATTCGTTGTTGCAAGAGCACCATATAGGCTGTGAGTGATTGATGTTTCATCTGCGGATGAAGTATAAACAGTTTTGTATGTGTCTCCGTCAATCGTTTCCTCAATCTTAAATCGGCATTTATATGCTGTTCGTGCTGTTGCTGTACCATCACGATAATAACCAGACAGTGTAATATAGTTCGGCACCATTGAGCTGTCCGCTGATCGTTTGATGATTCCTGTTGATGGTTCCATAAAGTAGGTTCTTCCTGCACTTCCTTGATCGCCTTGTGGTCCTGTTGCCCCTGTCTCTCCCTTATCTCCTTTAGCACCTGTTTCTCCGGGGATACCACCCTTTAATTTAGCAATATCAAATCGTTTTGTGACAGAATATGTATTAAGGTAATTAGCTGTAATATCTACCCATCCAACCTCTGTTGTTAATCCTGTTACAGTATAGGTGTGTGTTGAACCATTCCAAGCACCTACGACACCGCTTGACTTCTGCACGTTGTAAGTACAGTCGTTAGATATATCGGTATGACCGTATAAAACCTGTGCTGTCGTGTGACATTCTGGAAACGCTGTGTATTCTCCTTTGTAATCTGTTGCGATTGCTTGATAGTCCTTGTCAAGATTTATAATCATAGCACGAGACTTTTTCGCTTCATTGATTGCATCATTAATTGCTTCTGTTGCAGTCTTTCCACCTATTGTGACGTTATCTCCAGAAATCCTTACAGTACCAGTTTCTATGTCTGCAAAAAAGATAATATTTCCAGATTTATCCTTGACTGTCAATGCACCAGTATTAATATAATCTGCATTGATTCCCTCTGCATAAAGCAATCTTGTTATCATTTCGCCTGTGATTGTAAAACCATATGGATAATTTTTACCGCCATCCGTGGAAAAACCGATTGCATCTGATGTTAACTTAATAACATTTCTTGATTCAGCAAGCGACCTCTTATCATGCAGGTAATAAATACTAGAACCGTCTGGTTGCTTCTCTTCCGTTGAATACAATCCACTACCACTTTTAAGTGTTTCGTTCAGTTTTTTAATCGCATTTTCACGATTTGTCTTTTCACGTTCAGCCAATTCTTTCCCTTGAATCAGTGCTTTTTGTTCACTTGACGTGTAATTGCTTTGATTTCTCATTGGAGATTCTGCACTGTTTTGTAGTGTTGTATACCCAAAGAATACAAAGTTTACATCTGTTAAGACTGAATAGAAACTTTTCCCTTTCCAGTCTGTAATCTTTATCTTGTCTCCAAACTCTGCAATTGGATAAGAAATATAATCCATCGTAAATCCACGAAACGTTACATCCTTGAATCTTTCATAAATCCAAGAAACTAATGTCTCTTCATGACCTGCAACTAACGGATTTTCTATTTCTAAAACGTATCCATCTGAACCGTATTTGACTAATTCTTCCACATCTTCTTCATTTTCGTTACCATCTTCATCGGTTGTTGTCTTAGTGACAATCTTTGTCATTTGTACACCTGTTACCTGCACATCGTTTGTATCACTTGTTAAAGAATCATAAGATTCGATATCGTGAATATTAGTACTGTAGTCAAAATCATATGTAATTATCTGTAGATGCCCTGTACGGTCAATTCTTGCATTTCCGCAGGCAATCATAGAGATAAATCCTATAATCTGTCGGTGTGTATACTCACTAGATGGCATGGTTGGTATCTGGAAGTCATTATGTAAAAAGTTACTATTTCCAATCAAGATACCGCAGGTATCACAACTATCAATTAGCACACTCTTTGCTGTCGCAGGGAATGTCAATGTTGTGCTGTATGTCTTATCTGCTTTATACATATCATCGTATCCGACAATCGTTACAACACTTCCGTAGGTTTCTGGTTGAGTGACGGTAAATGTACCGTATTCAATTTTTTCTATCGTTGATGATAATTCAAACGTCAGATACAGTCTGATTTTTGCTCCAAAGAAATCATAATCAGATAAGTGATCATCGTCGTTCATGATTTCTAACTGTACGTTTCTGCTAAGGGCAACTCCTAAAGGAATAGAGTTTGCCCCCGCAGAATCAACCAGACTATTGTTATCTATTGAAAAATCATCCTCTGTCAGTTCTAAAACTGTGCCATTTGCAAGTGTAACTTCTGCATACTCTTTAAAATCCTGTCTTTCTGACATTAGAGTTTTAAACTCATTACTTACATTTATCATATCGGGTTAACCCCCTGTGCATTGAACGAAAAACTAGATAATTTCTCTTTGTTTTTCTCCAATGTTTGTATTTTTATGTCCGATACCTGTCCGACATAAAACTTTGCCGTTCTCCATTCATTGTGGTACACGGAAAAATAATGCAAATCAAAAGGTTTTCCTTTTGCTACCATTTGCAGGATTTTTGAAGCTTCTGACATTGGAATATCCGTAGCTGTATATGGGAAACGCTCTACCGTAAACATCGGTGTAAATTTCCCTTTTCCAGACTGTGCCCTTGTTGAACCTTGCGTATACGTGGTTTCGAGTGCTACAGCTATGTCACAATCTGGTTGCCATATTTTCACACCGTTGATTTTTATATAATCTTGTGCCATATCTACTCCTTTCTACGCAAGGCTGAATGGGTTTCTACCGTTACTCATTTGTCTTAGTTTCGCTTCTTCGATAAATTCATCAAATAACGTTCTGCGATTGATTTGTGCGGTAAAGTGATAATCTCCACCATTGTTACCGTTATTGTCTGATTCTAAATCTTTCATAACTGCTAATAGCTGTTCAAGCAAGTTAATTACGTCATTATTATTGCTGTTTGTATCACTCTGTTTCTGTGCGATCACTGCGGATGCTTTCGCAGGTATAATCTTACCAGTTGCAATCTCCGGTGTTTTAAATGGTACACTTGCCAATTCTTTAGCCTGATTCATAAAGGTTTTTATTGTATCTGGGAATGCTCTTTCCAGACCAACACTAATACCTGCGGGTAGCATTTTTCCAACCTTATCTCGCATTAATCTTGATGGAGAATGGATTCCAAAGAAACTCGTTACTGAATCAAACGCTTTTCTTGCAAGACCTGTCATTTTATCAACCAAAATCCATGCAAAATCTCCAATACCTTTTGCTATACCTTTTACAATGTTCTTTCCAACACTTAACCAGTTCACTTTTGTAAACTTATCTTTCATTTTCACTACTGCATTTTTTGCTTTAGTAGCTAAACTACTAGGTAAACCTTTAATTCCATTGACTGCATATGTAATAATTTTCCTTGCGGCTGTCTTTACTGTTGATAATTTACCAGTGATACCACTTCCAACATTTTTGACACCATTAGTACCTATTTCTTTTAATTTGCTAGGCAAATTTTTGATACCATTTACAAGGCTGCTATATACGTTTTTTATTGCATTGACTGCATTAGATTTTGCACCCATGATACCGTTCTTAATGCCAACAATAAGACTTTTACCAAGTGACAACCAATCATAGGCTGCAAACACACTAACGATTGCCATGATAATTTTTGGAATACTTGCAATAAGTGTAGGAATTGACTGAAGCAATCCTTTAATCAATATCGCAATAAGTTTCACACCTGCGACTAAAATTTTAGGTGCATTATCATTGATTACACCTGCAATGTTAATCACGATTTCTGGAACATTTTTGATGATATCTGGCATGGCATTAGCTATACCTTTAGCAAGATTTAACATAAGATTGAGACCAGAATCTACTAATTTTCCTGCATTGCTTCTTAAGTTTGCAGTAAAATTGGTCAGTGCTGATAATCCTTTACTGATAAACTGCTGTGTACCATTTGTGATACCTTTTGCTAAATTATCCATAAAGGACGTTCCAAGACTAGTTAAGGCATTGAGTGCTTTACCTGCAACAGATATTGCTTTTACTAAGATTCCTACCCAATCAATTCCAGTCAATAGCTGTGCTAATTTAGTGCCTAGCAATGACCAGTTTGTAGTATCTAAGGCATTTTCCAGTGTTGTAAGTATTCCGATTGCCAGACCAGAAAGTCCAAGACTAATAGAATTAACGTCTATCTGCTCTATCGCACCGTTTAATCCCTGCCCAATAGATTTACCGATTGTATCCCATTTAAGGGTATTTACTGCACCTGCGAGCATCTGAAACGGAATGTTGATACGGTTAGCAAACAACCGTCCTACATTAGACCAGTCAACCTCATTGAACATACCATTGATTCCAACACCAATTTTTGCCCCTAAGTTCTTCCAGTCAATTCCCTCGATCAGAAGATTAAGAGTGTTAACAATTGTATTAATACCTGCACCTACAGTACGTCCCATCAAATCCCAATCTATGTGATCTACAAGACTATTGAACGTCCGTGTAAATGCATTTACAAAATAAGTTATCTTTGGACCTACATTATTCCAGTTGATCGCATCATAAATCTTTTGTAGACCTTTGTTGATACCGCTAGCAATATAAGCTCCAAGTCCCTCCCAATCCTCTTTCTTTATGAGGTCCTTAATCTTCTTAGCAATGTCTGCAATGGAAGATTCAATAGGAACTTTCTCAAACATATCTCCAATGGATGGACCAGTGTAACCACCGCCACCACCTCCACCGCCTGCGGATGGGGTAGAAGAACTAGGTGTGTCGTTATCTTTCTCTTTCTGGTACTGTCGGACTTCATCAAGTCCAGAAAGATAAGTCTGTATCTCTTTATTTGCTTTTTTCGTGGCTTTTGCGTTATTCTTTGTGGCTTTTGCCGCCTTATTAGCACCACTGGATGTTTTATTCAATGATGCCGCATAATCTTCTTGTACGGCTTTCGCTCTTGTAAAAGATTTCTGTCCTGTCAGTGCCGCTATAAACATTCCTACATACGTGATCGCTTTCGATAACATATTCATGAATGCCGTTAATATAGGTGCAACTACGGACAAAATCGGTGCAAATGCTGTTGCCAAACTGTTTTGTAACTGAGTTAATGCTGACATCATGGAAGATATCGAAGCATTAGTAGCTGACGAATACTGTGCAAGGTTATTGATGCCTGTCATGATTCCACTGTTAACTTTAGAAATCATTCCAAAAACGGTAGAATATAATACACTCATACCGATCATTCGACCAATAGAAAAGCTTGCATTATTAGCACTGTTTGTAGTGCTTGTGAAGTTCTGTGCCAGTCCACCAAGACGTTTTCCAAGTCCAGATACAACTCCACCCATCCTACTAAAGACAGATGAAATACCGCCTGTCTTTGCCTTAGCACTGTCCACAGACTGACTGACATTCTTAAATGATGAACCAAGCCTACTATTTGTGTTAACAAGTCCTTTTTCTTTTGCATCTGTCTGTGTTATTTCTTTGTTTAAGGCATCCAAAGCTTTTTGACTTGCACTAGATGCCGTGGCAGAATATGCACCAGTCATAGGAGCTGTCTTGATCGCAGGTGTTTGTACTGTTCCACCACCGCTTTCTAACTGACGTTTCTTAGCAATCAGTGAATCGTACTGACTGCCTAACTTCTCTGCCGCACTCTCTAATGCCATGAAAGCAGGAGAGCTTGTAACACTCTGGTTTCTTGCAAACAATTCTTGCTGTGTCTGTGCAACTTGATTGAACTGTGCTTCTACCTGCTGTAGTGTCTGTTCAAGAATCTGATAAGCTGTAGTGTTGATAGGGCTGTCACTTATCTTTTGTTGTGCCTGTACTGTCTGCTCCAAGCTGTTATTTAACAGTTCTACCTTTGTTTCTGTGCCTGTGATCTCTGCATTAAGTTTAGCTAATGCGTTAGCACTTTCCTCACTTGCCAGACCTGTTCCACCTGTCAGCTTTCCAGTCTTAGGCAGTCCAGTGTTTCCTGCTGTAGATGTTTCCAACTGCTTCTTTTTTGCAATCAACTGTTCATATTGCTGATCTAGTTTAGAAGCGGCACTCTCCATTGCTTGAAACGCAGGAGAAGCTGTAGCACTCTGATTTCTGTTAAATATATCCATCTGTGCTTTTTCTAACTCTGCAAACTTCTGTCCTGTACTTTCTATAGCTTTATCTAACGTATCTAGTGCGTTAGATTTAATATCTATGCTTTCTAGCTTCTTTTCTGCCTGTGCGGTCTTTTCCAGTTCATCAGCCACAGTCTTTGCTTTTTCTTCGAAAACATCCATACCTTTTGTATCTGGTGCTTTTATACCGCCACTCATGGCTTTTTCCATTGATTTTCCAATGGTTTTTA